TCGCGGTCCGCCGGCCGCGAGCTGGACGGCCAGGCGTGGGGCGAGAGACCGGAGGAAGCGTTGCGAGAAAGCGAGGCCGGGCGATGACCAAGGACGAACGTATCGCGTCAGCAATCTGTGAGCTTGAGGCCGCGCTGCGCGAGCGGCATGAGGTTTTCCGCGACGCCACGGAAGCCGCCAGTGGGCGCGGAGACACGAATGCCGTGACTTTCATGGTCAACAAGCAGGCGACCAGACACCTCCTGCGGCTGCTCGCCGACATCCGCGACGCCGTCAACAGCAAGGAGGGGCGATGACCGACGAAACGAAATCTACCAGCCACGACATCGACCGCCTGCGCCCGGACTTCGCCCACGAGGCGGCGGCCCTCGTGGCACAGCACGAGGCCGAGGTCGCGGCGCTCAAGGCGGAGGTGGAAAGCATGGCGGCGAAAAATCAGCATCTCCGGGCGACACTCATAGACCTGAGGATGCAGTATCACGCGGCAGGTCGCCGTCCAGAAGAGTGCCACGAGATGTCTATGATTGACGAGGCGCTTCGCATGGCAATGCGCAACGCCGATACCGGGGAGGCGGAGTGATGGACGTGTGCCAACACGGGATGCGCCGTCAATCGTGCGACGCCTGTGCGTTCGAGGCGGAGCTTGCCATCGAGCGCGCCGCCCGCGAGAAGGCTGAGGCGATGCTGAGGGAGATGGTCAAGGAGCTTAACGAGGAGCGTCATCGCGTGTTCGCCGTCGAGGGAGAATCTGCCGAGGACGACTGGGCCGACTGGTGCATCCGCGTTGATGAATTGATTGACCGCTACCGCGCGGAGTTCGGGGAGGACAAGTGATGGCCTTCGCTTCCGCGATCTCTGCAGATGACGCGCTCAACATGGTGCTCGTGCGATTGCCAGACGGATCGATCCAGGCGCAGCAGATACCTTTCTATCGGCTGCGGTTCGGAGATAAGAGGCAGCGGAGGCGATACCGAAGAATACAGAAGATCGCCGAGCGAGAGCGCAAGCGGGAGGACAACGACCAGTGACGCGCTACGCCCGGCACGTTCCGTCCATCTTCCTCGCCTGCGTCGTCACCGTCGCGTGGATGTGGAATCCAGGCCACCATCCACGCTACGACCAAACCGACGCTGGATACCAGTCATTCCGCGACGAGATCGAAGGCCGCGCGCCCAAGGGCGTTTGCTACCGGGTGCTGGTTCCGTCGATCTGCCGCGCGGCCCAGGAGACGATGCCTGGATTCGCGCGCGAGATCATCGCCAACCTGGTCGACCACTCGCCAGCATCGTCGATGCAGCTTGACCGCGACCTGTTGCCGGCGCACGCAGCGGCCGCGGCTGTCGCGCTTGTCTCGTACATCGTGCTCGGTGTGCTGTTCGGCCCGCTGGCGCTCCTGCTGGCCTGGGCGGCGATCGGCTCGCACGGATGGGTCGGCGATCCTGTGACGGCTGCGGCGTTCGCCACGGCCGTGTGGGCGCTCGCGGCGGGCCGCCTGCGCTGGTTCTGGCTCGCGTTCGTAGCAGCCTCGCTCAACCGTGAGACGGCCCCGCTGATGCTGGTCTGGTGGGTTCTCGCCGGCAATCGCCTGCGGTGGGCAGCATTCGCCATCGTCGCATGGGCGGTTCTTCGCGGCTTTCTTGCCGGCGCGTTCTCTGGCAACGAAATGCAGATGTGCTGGCCGATGCTCGCGAGGAACCTCAAGCAGATCGCACCGCTGTCCGCGACGTCGGCCATCGCATCGATCGCGGTTCTACCGCTTCTTATCCGCGGCCTCGCCTTGATGCCGGCGTGGTCGCGGCGCGGGTTTCTCATTGGGCTGACAGCGCTTTTCATGATGGCCGTCTTGTGGAGCAGGCCAGAGCGCCTTCGCGTATATCTGGAGCTGTTGCCGATGTGCTCTTCGGCGATCTTGCTAGGACTACGCTCGATCATTGCTCTGCCGATTACCTGGAGATCACCTGACAAGGAGGCTTGACGTGACGAAGGAGCGAGACCGCGAGCCCACTGCGGAGCAGATGGCGATGCGCATACTCATGCACCTAGCGGCGCTCTACGACGAGATCGAGAGCGCGGCCATGAGCGGCAAGGCACATCCGGCGATGATCTGCGCCCCGACCGGGAAGCTGATCACGGCCGATGGCGCGCCCAACCGGATCAGCGTGGTCGCGGTCCAGGTCGCCCCGATCGTCCTGCGCGACGCCCGTGCGGCCATGCGGAAGTTCGCGGCCAGGCGTGCGGCCCAGCACGCAGACCCGGTGGTGCCGTCGTGAACGCAAATCCGGAGCTCATGGAGGAGGTGCGCGTCCGGCTGTTGCGGATAAAGAACCAGCTCGAGTACACGTACGCCGGGCTCGCGCACAAGATCGTGCGCGCGGACGGCACTCCGTACTCAGAGCGGATCATATCCGGGTGGATGCGCAAAGAGGACATGAAGTTCGACCACCAGGAGATGTTGGCCGCTGTTTCGCGTGTGTGGCCGCACGAATTCCGCGACCTCGCGTGCCCGTACTCTGGCCGCTGCTGCCCGTTCGGGCCGCCCCGCGAACCGAACCCCCCCCGATAGTTCCTATTGACCGGCGTAACTTACGCGCATGGTCAAGGGGAAGAACAAATACGGATTGACACCGCTGCAAGAGGCGTACTGCCACGAGTACGTCATCGACAAGAATGGGTCGCGCGCGGCACGCCGGGCCGGTTCCAAGGCCAAGCAAACGAGGCGCACGGCCGAGTACATGATGAAAAACCCGCTCATCCTGCGGCGGATCGAGCAACTGATGGCCAGCCAGCTCGCGAAGACCGACATCACCGCCGAGCTGGTCCTGAACGAACTCCGAGCGATCGCCACCTCTGACCTCGCGGCCTTCTTTGCGGAAGACGGGGCACTCCTTCCGCTGCACAAGATCCCGGCCGAATCCCGCCGCACCATCTCCTCCATCGAAGTGGAGGAACGGCAGGCGTCCGGATACCCGGTCCGCAAGGTCCGGCTCTGGGACAAGCTCCGGGCGCTAGAGCTCCTGGGCAAGCACCTGAAGCTGTTCCATGAGATGGGCGAGCTCCGTCTGTCGGTCGAGCCAAAGAAGCTCAAGACCATTCCAGAGATCAACGCAGAGATCGCCAGGCTGCGCGAGCTCATGGCGAGCGGCGAGGCGTCATGATCGCCGAGACGGGCATCGATATCGACCTCGAGCACGCCCGGGCGCGCCACAAGATCGAACTGCTCGAACTCAAGAAGTTGTTGATGTACTCTGGGCCGGACCCGGTCGAGCAGGCCCGGTCAGTCGCCGCGCTGGCCCGCCTTCTCGGCTACGATGTCCGCGCGCCGCACCTGAAGATCATCGCCCATCAGAACGAGACGCACTACGGCGGACGGCGCGACGACCTGGTTCTCGGTTTTCGCGGGCTCGGGAAGTCTACGGTCGGCACGGTCGTTCGCGCGATCAAGTACGTGATCGAAAACCCGAACGTGCGAATCCTCCTGACCTCTGACACCGCCGGAGCCGCGCAGGCGTTCCTGCGCGAGATCCGCGGACACCTGCAGACGAACGAAACGCTGGTCGAGATGTTCGGCCCGTTCTTCGACCCGAGTGCGCGTACGGAGATCGGGCGTTACCGCGAGGGTTTCGCCACGGTGTTCCAGCGCACGGATGCGACGCTGCGCGAGCCGACGTTTTCATGCATCGGTATCGGCGGGCAGATGGCCTCGCGACACTTCGAGGTGATCTTCGCCGACGACCTGGTGACGCTCGACAAGTCGCGGACGCCGACGCAACGGAAGGTCCTGACCGACTGGTACGGATCGACGTTGCTCGGCGCGTGCCTGCCGCATACGAAAGTCCACTATCTCGGGACGCGGTATTATCCGCACGACCTGTGGCAGGACCTCTCCGATGGCCGCGTTGACGAGGTACACGGGCCGCTCCATGGAGCAACGCTCAAGCTGCCGATGGTCTCGATCAACGCGGAGACCGGCGAGTGGACTTCAAATGACCCAGGCTGCTACGACATCGAGACGTGCAAGGCGGCGCGGCGCCGGATGGGCGCCTACCACTTCAACGCGCAGATGCAGCAGGACACTACGAGCGGCGAGGGGATCATCTTCAACTACGGCGATTTCCGCTGGTACGGTGGCGGAGACAACATGCCGCCACGCGAGATGGTGATCTACCAGTACCATGACCTCGCGGCGAAGAAGACGGACACCGGAGACTTCTACGTCGGCTGCACGATCGGGGTCGCGGAAACGGGCGGCGAGCGGTCGATCTGGGTGCTCGACCTCGTGCGCGAGCGCGCGGGCATGAAGCGCCAGCGCGAGCTGATTATCTCCCAGGCCGAGCAGTGGAAACCGCTGCGGTCTGGCGTCGAGGCGGTCGCGATGCAGGCCGGGTTCGCCGAGGAGATCAAGCAGACGACCCTGCTCCCGGTCCAGCCCGTCGAGGTCGAGACCGACAAGGTGTTTCGCGCTCGTCGCGTATCTTTCCTCGTTGAGGCGAACAAGGTCTATTTCCCGACCCCCGACACGCCGCTGGGCGAGCGATGCCTGCCGCTGATCGAGGAACTCACGACGTTTCCCGAATCCGAGAATGACGACTGCGTAGACGCGCTGGTCGGCGCGCTGACGCTCGCCCTCTACGGCGGTCCGCCGGCGACGATGCCGACTCTCGAAGATACGCTCGTCCGCCACGAGACCGGGTTGCGTGGTCGATACGATGATGGAAGCGGCCGCAACGGCGGCCTGTTCGGCAGGTACTGAGCAAGGAGAATGACATGCGGAACTTCCTCGGGTTGGCGCTCATCGTCGCTATCGCCGGGCTTGCGCTCGCGGAGATCCGGCCCGACGAGCCGATCACCGGTGACGGCGGTGTGCGCATGACCGTCGCTGCCGAGTGGGTCACTGCCGCGGACGTCGCGGCTGACGCCGAATGCGAGGTCTACTTCTACGACACGCTGGCCGGCGAGGTCGTCACCACATACGGGCCGTGGATCGTCTGGGCGGACAAGGTGCGGACGTTCGATTTCGAGGCGTACGAGCACCCGGACTCGGCCTACGTCGACTTCACGTCGAGCGGGAACGCGCTCGTCACTCCGATCAGGTAGGTGGACGCGATGGGCATCTTCGACCGCGCGCGCAGAGCCGCGGAACTCGGCAACCAGGCATGGCGCTTCGGTGGCGATCGTGACCTCGTGATCGCGAGGAAGTCGGAGATCGACTCCACGATCGAGCGCTTCGAGAAAGTGCTGGCCGAGGCGAACAACACGATCGCCGGGCTCGAAACCGAGGTCATCGGCTTTCGGCAGTACGGCGGCAGCATCCACGATATGCGCGAGTGGGATCACTCACGGATGCTGAAGACCGTGCTCTCGCTGTATCGCCGCGACCACATGGCGCGCAGGCTCTTGAACATCATCGTCGATTTCGTGATCGGCGACGGGATCGCGATCCAGGCGAAGCACAAAGACGAGAGCACACAACAAGAAATCAAGGCGATCATCGACGAGTTCTGGAACGACCAGACGAACCAGATCGAGCGCAACATCGAGGAATGGTGTACGGGATGGCACCTCTGGGGGGAGATCTGCCTGCCGATCCGCCGCAACGAGGTTGACGGCCGAGTGCGGCTTGGCTGGATCGATAGCGAGGCGATCGCCAAGGTTCTCAACGATCCGTTCACCCAGCGCCCGGCGCTGATCGAGATCTCCGATTCTTACGAAACGGCGGTCGGCCAGAAGACGTTGTCGGTCGCGTCGCGAGACGACCAGACCGGGGTCTGGTCTGGCGACTGCTTCTTCCGCGCGATGAACACGGTGATCGGCCAGAGCCGCGGAGTGTCCGAACTCTACACGTCGGCTGACTGGTTCGACGTCCTCGATCAGGCGATGCTGCACGCTTCCGACCGCGTCAAGCTGCTCAATCAGTTCATGTGGGACGTGACGATGGACGACGCGACGCAGGAGCAGTGCGACGAAGCGGCGCGGCTCTACCGCTTGATGCCGCAGTCCCCGAATCTCGTCCGCGTTCATAACCAGCATACGAAGTGGGAGGCGATCGCTCCGCAGCTCAACAGCTACGAGAACACGAATCACGCGAAGCTTCTGCGGACCCACATCCTCGGCGGCTGGGGATACCCGAACCACTGGTTCGGCGACGGCAGCGACGCGAATCTCGCGACGGCCGCGATGATGTCCGAGCCTACCCGCAAGGCGCTCCGCCGCAAGCAGCAGCAGTTCCGCTGGCTGATTCAGGACATCATCAGATTCGTTCTGTCGTCGGCCAAGGAAGCGAAGCAACTTCCATCGACCCTCGACCTGTCCGTCGATCCGTTCACCGTTCAGATCCCCGACTTCTCCGGGCCGGACATCGCCAAGGTCGGAGCCGCGGTCGCGAGCATCACGGCCACCATCCAGGCCGCCGAGCAGAACGGGTACATCTCGCACGACACCGCGATCGAGATGTTCGCCTCGGTCTCTGCCGAGACCGGCTTCGAGATCGACCCCGCGGCCGAGAAAACGAAGATCGAGACCGACGTCAAGACGCAGATGGAGAAGGAGCGCCAGGACGAGGAAGCGCGCGAGGTCGAGTTGCAGCGACTCCTCGCTACCGAGCGCGCGAGACCTCCGCAGGAGGGCCAGGCCGATGCCCGCCGCGAAGAAACTCCTGCTCGCTGAGGCCAGCAGATCTCCGCGGGCGGCCGCCTATCGAGCGGCCGCTCGTGACGTTGCAGCGCGGCGCCTGCGCAGCGAGGCCGCGGCGTTCGCCGATCTCCGCGGGATCTTGCAACAGTACGCCGACTCGCTCGACGCGCGGATGGCTGGCGTTTCGGAATGGCAACTACAGCACCTCAAGGATTTGCAGCGGGCCGCCCGCGAGGCGTCGGCGGCCGTCGATGCCCAGGTCGCGCAGTTGTGGCGCCGGCAGGCAACCGAGATGACCTCGCTTGCTATCTCCGGCGTTGAGGCGCCGCTCAACGCGATCGGCCTGCCGATCTACAGCCTGCCGCCGATGGTGCCGATCCGCGAGCTCCAAGTGCTGCAGTTCTACGTCCCGACCGAGATCAAGGGCGTCACCGACGAGGTCCAGCGCAAGGTACAGGCGCTGATGCAGCAGGCCACGCTCGGCGGCATCGACACGCCGACGATCGTCAAAGCGATCGGCCGGACGGTCGGCCCGCTTCCCGGGGCTCGCGCGCGCCCGGGAGCGCTGATCGACAAGGCGGAAGAGCGCGCATACAACATCCTGCGCACCGAGATGAACCGCCTACACAACTTGACCGCGACGAAGCGCACGGACGAGCTCGCGGAGAAGTTCCCGGGACTTGGCAAGAAGTGGCTGCACCGGCCAAGCCGTAACCCGCGGGCCAGCCACGAGGCGCTGGACGGGGTAATCATCTTCCCCGCCAAGGGCCAGAAGTTCCAGCTCGATGGGTATGAAATCGACGGCCCGCACGACACCGCGCTACCGGCCAAGCACGTGGTCAATTGCCATTGCGGAATCGTCACCGTCTATGACGCGGACGAGGGCGCGGAAGGCGCGGCCGAGAGTCCTTACATCGCTGGAGACGGCTCGGACATCCCGAGCGCCGGAATCTGAAATATTCGATTCCCTTCATAACCTCCCCCGTTAGTTCCGGTTGCCATCGATACATTCCCCGCGTGCGCTGACGAACCGCGCCAGCAACGAACCAGTGAGGATGATGATGGCCACGAGTACAGCCCCCGGACGGATGAAGCACGCCCCCGCGAAATCCGCCACCTGCCCGAACAACCCCTGCTTCGACTACGACCCCAAGACCGGCAAGCCCAACCTCATGGACGGCGAGAAAGTCGTCGTCGAGACCAAGAAGCACGGGATCCCCCTCTTCATCACGTCGGCCGGCAGGAAGATCTACCTCTGCTCGATCGCCGACTACGTCGCGAAGATCGCCCCGCTCGTGAACGAACGCCTCTGGTGGCGCTGGTATCCGCACGCCGCCCCCAAGGAGGCGATCAAGGCCACGTCCGAAGCCGTCACCGCGCTCGACCAGCGCATCGCCGCGCTCGAGCTCGGCGCGCGCCAGACGGCCGAGCGGAACAGCGAGCTCGAGTCCGAGAACGAGGCGCTGCGCCTCAAGCTGGCGGCGGTCGAGGCGGAGAAGTCCGCCACGCGCGCGCAGGGTCAGCAGCACGAGCGCGGGCAAGGCAGACCAGGGAAGTAACCGATGCCAGAGTTCCAGCTCATTGAAGCGCTTGACGTGAAACCAGGGGAAGTCCCCGAGCGGTTTCGCGTTCGCGTCATGCGCGCCGGCCTCTCACAGAACGGCAACTATTACCCGCTGGAAGTTCTGCACGAGGCCGCCCCGCTGTTCGAGGGCATCCGTGCGCGAGCGATCCCAGACGACGTACACCTGCAGGCCGGCAGCGGGAAGGACCCGATGCGCGTCGCCGGTTGGTTCACGCAGCCGGTGCCGTCTCCCGACGGTATCGACGCGACGTTCATCGCCGAGTCGGAGCCGGTCCGCAAGAAGTTCTGGTTCGCGCTCAACCACGACAAGAAGGACTACCTCGGTTTTTCCGCGGTGGTCTCGGCGGTCGGCAATCTGCGGCGAACGGCAGATGGCGTGCGCCGCGACGTCAAGAAGATCACCAAGGCGCATTTCGTGGACGTGATCGTCGATCCGTCCGCTGGGGGCGAGATCGTCGGATTGGCCGAGGCTCGCGGTACTCATGCAGGGAGGCATGGCATGTTGGAGAAGCTCCTCAAGCTGATCGAGGCGCGAGCTCCCGAGCAGTACAAGACGCTCGACCTCGAGAACCTCGACGAGAACAAGATCTTCGAGATCGCGGAAGCGCTGATGGCCAAGCCGAAGGACGCTCCGGCCGACAAGCCGGCGCCCCCCGCGGCCAAGGTCGACAACGAGGCGATCAAGGTGCTGCTCGCCGAGGCGCAGGCCGACGCGCACAAGGGCATCCTCGAGGAGATCGCCGCCCACAAGGCGGAGCTACTCTTCGAGCGCCTGCTCGCCGAGTCGAAGCTGCCGGACGACGCTCACGAGCGCGTCCGCGCGGCGCTACCCGACGACAAGCCGTGGACCAAGGAGCTGATCGCCGAGGCGATCGCTGGCGAGCGGACGTACCTGGCGCGGCACACGCAGTTTCGCGGCCCCGGGTCGGCGGCGATCGAGGTCGGCCTCGACGAGACGGACCGCTGGGGCGCGGCGATGGATGCGTTCTTCATCGGCGAGGCGCAGGAGGCCGGGCCGAAGAAGACGAAGATCGCGCCGTTCAAGTCGATCCGGCACGCCGTCGCGCAGTTCGCGGTCATCAACGGTCTCGGCAACGCCGGGATGGACGAGGTGACGCTCTGCGAGGCGACGATCACGAGCTCGACGTTCTCTGGCGCCATGGGCGACTACATGCACAAGGCGCTGCAGCGCGAGTACAAGATGGCGCCGTACAACGAGTGGCGCGCCATCGCCGACGTCGTCAGGGTCAACGACTTCCGCAACAACTACCGCGCGCAGCTCGGCGGGTTCTCTGGTCTCGCCGGGATCTCCGAGGCCGAGTCCTACCTCGACAACACGTTCACGACCGAACCCGACGACTTCACGCCGTACTACGCCGTGACCAAGTACGGCGCGACGCAGCTCCTGACGCTCGAGACGATCGTCAACGACGACGTCGGTGCGGTCCAGCGGATGCCGCGCAAGATGGCGCGCGCGGCCGCCCGCGACCTCAACACGGCCGTCTGGGCGCCAATCGTCAACAACTCGAACGTGACCTGGACGGCGACCGCGCTGGCATCGAGCACGTTCGCGAACTACACCACGAGCGCGCTGTCGCCGGCCGCGATCGAGGCTGGTCGCCTCGCGATGATGAAGCAGGCCGAGCCGCAGTCGAGCGAGCGTCTGAACATCCCGCCGCGCTACCTCGCCGTCCCGCAGGACCTCGCGAAGACCGCGTTCGAACTCTGCTACTCGGCCGCCAAGCCCCTGCTCGCGACCAACGCGCAGGAGGGCGGGTCGTCCGAGAACGAGAACATCCCGAACTTCTTCCGGACGTTCAACCTCGAGCCGATCGTGATCCCGCACGCGACCGACGCCAACAACTGGTGGCTGCTCGCCGACAAGGCCGACGTGCAGATCCTCGAGGTCGGGTTCCTCGGCGGCAAGGAAGAGCCCGAGCTCTTCGTCCAGGACATGCCGAACGTCGGGACCATGTTCACCCACGACTACATCACCTACAAGGTGCGTCACATCTACGGCGTCGTGGTGCTCGACTACCGCGGCGTTTACGGCGGCATCGTCGCCTGATCGCGACGGATGGAACCGGGGCCGATTGCGGTCGGCCCCTACCACAAGAAGGACTCGATCATGCGGCGCTTCACTGCCATTCTGATCACGCTGATGCTCTCGGTGTTCGTGCTCGGTGTCGTCTCGATCGACGCCCAGGTCGCCATCCCCGAGGGGGTGCGTACTGGTGGCGTCGGCTACGTCGTCGGTACCGGCCCCGACACCGTGACCCTGGCGGCTCTCACGGTCACGAACAAGGGCAACTACGCGGAGTCGCTGCCGGTCGCCGGCGTCGCCGTCTGGGCGAAGGCTCCGTATCGCGTGCGGCGATTGACCGGCGATATCACCGACACCATCAGCTTCCCGGTCGACTCGGTGTCGTGGGACAACTCCGGGAAGGGCTCGCTGACCTATCCGTGCCGAATCACGATGCGCACCGGGAAGATCACCAAGCTCGTGCTCTTCGGTGCGTCGAGCGACACGGTCTGGTACTTGCCGCTGTACTGATGCGGCTGGCTGGCCAGAGGTGCTTGACGCCAGGCCTCGTATGAGGCGGCCAGCCAGCGTGACTAGGGGGTGAGTTACACGGACGTGGTCGCCTCCTGGGGTGGTGGGGCGGCGCTCACCCCCGCCGAAATGAGGGACGAACGTGGCCAACGAAATTCTCACCCCCGCCGGCTACTACGTCCAGGCGAGCAACCTGCCCACCGGTTGGCTTTCTCCCGACTCACAATCGCGAGCTGTCGCTGACGCTCTTCTCCGGTTCGGCCGCGACTTCCCGCGCAGGGTAGTCGGCGAGTTCGCCGGCAACGCGACGAAGCTCTACGACCTCTCAACGCTGTCTCTCACCGGATGGACAGAGGGCATCTCGACGGTCTCGCTCGTCGAGTACCCGCTCACCGATGGCATCGACAAGCGTCTCGACGCATCTGCCTGGGATGTCTACGACGACCTCACGCTCGGCTCGGTGCTCAGGTTCGCCGAGTACGAACCGGCCTCCACCGAGACGATCAGGATCATCTACTCGGTCGCGTGGACCGAGTCGACCGTTCCGGCGAATCGGATCGGGCCGGTCGCGAAGCTCGCGGCCGCGAACATGGCGCGCATGGTCGCGGCTCGGTTCGCGCAAGAGGGAGAGTCGACGGTCACCGCCGACGTCTTCAACCGGTCGAGCGCTAGCGATCGGATGCTGGCGCTCGCGCGCCATCTCGAGTCGCAGTACGAGGAAGAGATGGGTCTCTCGGCAGGCGAGGAGGGGCAGGGTGCTGGGGCGGCCGGCGTCGCCCCCGCGTGCTCGTTCACGAATCTCGAACCGACCACCGGCCACGGCTACGGCAGGCTGACGCATGGCAACGGTAATTGACTGGCGCAATAAGGGTTCCGTGCTCGCCGCTGTCCGGCGGTGGCCGGACGTCTTCGCCGAAGAGTACGAGCGCGGGCTCGCTGCTATCGGCGAGGTCTTGCGCGGCGAGATCGTCCAGCTCACGCCGACCGGTGGCGGATACGGCGCCTGGGGCCACCTCGCGAACTCGATCCAAGCATCCGATCCCGCAGCGATGCCCACGGGCTGGCGCGTGACGGTCGGCACGCCGGCAGCCTACGGCGCCGTGATCGAGTACGGCCGGCAGCCGGGCGGTACGATGCCCCCGGTCAAGGCAATCGCGCTCTGGATCAAGTACACCAACCACTTCAGCGTCGTTCCCCGAGTCTTCAAGCGTGGCAAGCGCCAGGGCGAGACGCAGACCGAAGAAGAGGCGCTGATGGAGATCGCCTGGCCGATCGCGATCAGGATCGCGCAACGCGGCACCGAGGGCGCCAAGATGTTCGAGAAAGGCATTCAGGCGGCCAGGGACAACGGGTCGATCAGGAATCTCTCCCGCGCGATGAAGCGGCGAATCACCAAGCGCTGTAACGCGCTCAACGAGGGGGCCGCGTCGTGAGCGTCGAATCGAGCGGCCAGCAGAAAATCGTCGATGGCGTGGTCGCCAAGATGACGCTCGCCGGCTTTCACAACGTCCACGGCCGCGAACGGCTGACCGCTGACTGGAAGCAGTTCCTCTCGCACTTCATGTACGGATCGCTTGTCGACGGGTGGACAGTCTCCAGGCGGGCGACGCGCGAGGAACACCTGACTAACCGCGAGACGCTGGCGACGCACACGATCGTCATTCGCGGCTACTACTCGGCCAACAACACGACCAACTCGGAAATGGCGTTCCAGAACCTGGTCGATACGCTCGGGAACCTGATCGGCGAGGACTTCAACCTGAGCGGCTACTGCGAAAAGCACGGGCCGCTGCAGGTCAACACCGTCGAATACCGCGTTTTCGGCTCGGTGCTCTGTCACTACGCCGAATGCTCATTCGAGGCGGACGAGATCGTCGTTCGCTCGTTCACGTAGCAGGGAGGCTGCAATGAGTTACGGAGCCAAGGTCAAGGCGGCTTACGTCGACACGGCGGCATGGGGCGACACGTGGGCCACCGTGACGACCCTCCTGCCGGTAGCGAGCGAGAGCCTCGTGGTCGCGTACGAGCGCCTGCGGTCGCAAGCACTCATCGGCCAGGCGGCGGCGCACGAATCCGAGCTCGGTCGTATTCAGGTCACCGGCGACCTCGTGCTTGAGCTCGACTACAACAACGGCCACGCGCTGCTCGAGCACGCGCTCGGGGCTGTTTCGTCGGGTACCTACACGCCGACCAATGACATCGAGGACTACTTCCACCTGGAGATCGAGAAGGGTACGAAGCGCTACCGCTTCTACTCGTGCGCCGTCAACCAGGTCGTGATCGAGGGCGACGCCACGAGCGAGGACCCCGTCAAGTTCACGCTCTCGCTCGTCGCCTACAACGCCACCCGCGTCGACACCGCGTTCCCGACGCTGTCGCTCACGAGCCCGAACCGGTGCTATTTCCAGCACCTGTCGTATCTGCGCATGGGCGACCTCACGGACGCCCTCGCCGCCGGCGACAACGTCGCGATCAAGAATTTCTCGCTCACGATCGCCAACAACCTGCAGATCGACGGCAAGGATTCCGGCGACCAAACGCACGTCCTCGTGCCGATGCGCAACGGCTGGCGGACGGTCACGCTCAAGCACGGTCTCGCGCGCTACGGCGCGATTGCCGACACGCTGGCGGGTCTGCGCGACGCCGGGACGCGCGTTCAGGCGCAGCTCCACTTCGCCGATTCCGCCGAGACCATCGACGTCTACCTGCCGCAGGGGAAGATCGCGGCTGGCGGCGACATGAACGTCGGCGGCCCCGGCGTGATCGAAGGCGAGTTCGAGACCGAGTGGTTCATCAACTCGGCGAATTCCAACATGGCCGCGGTGACCGACCAACTCTCGGTCGTCGTGGCGTAAGGGGGCGCGATGGCTACGCCGTCCGGCGTCAACATCTTGGCTGCGGCCAAGCGGCTGCCAGAGCAGGGTAGCCCGGTCTTCGGTACGACCGTCGTCGATCCGACGCAGGCGATCCCGATCATCAGCGACTCCATGAAGGCAACGCCGGATTTCGACCGCGAGGAGGCCCTCGGCGGGACGGCCGCGAATACCGACATGGAGATCATCAAGTGGAACGTCGGCGGTACGATCTCCACGGAGGTCTGGTGGCACGGCATTGAGTATCTGCTGTACTCGGCATTCGGCTTCATGTGCCCGACCGTCTACACCGGCGACTACGGGACCGGCTCTGGCGGCAGCCCGGCCCCGGACGACAGTGGCGATCCGGCCGCCTACTACCACCTCTTCGAGCTGGACGACCATCTCGAAATCGAGGCATGGCAGACTGGCGAGCGTGCTGCATCGAGCGGATCGGCCGGAGACCAGACCTACTGGACGACGGCCTACAAGAAGGCGCGCTGCTTCGACTTGTGCATCGACAAGAAGATGCCGACCGGATATGTCCACGGCTACCGGTCGTGCATGGTCAAGACGCTGACCTTGACCGCGGCCCAGGGCAAGGTCTCGATCGAGTGGGAGCTGGTCGGGCATTCGCACGACCGCGACACCGATGGCGGGTCGTCCTCGTGGGCCGTGCCGACGCGCGGGCGCGCGGTGTTCACCGGCCTGCACTTCTACGTCGGCAATCAGAACGACACGTGGACCTACACCAGCAACGAAGTCGGTGTCTCCGAGCTCACGCTCAAGATCGAGAACCCGGTCGAGCAGGCGTGGGCGAGCGGCGCGAACAGCGCATATGTCATCGAGCCTGTTCGCAACGAGGCGCGGCGGATCACGGGGACGCTCAAGACGGCGCGCTACAGCGACGACAGTTTCCCATTGTTCCGCGATGCGCTCACCGACCTGCAGGCGATCATCGAGCTGCGCGGACCGGAGATCGTTACCGGCCACCGCAATCGTCTGATGCTCGTGCTTCCGCACCTCAACTTCACGAAGGCCGAGTACCCGGCATCCGGTCCTGGCGTGATCACCGGTGACATGGAGTTCGAGGCCATCAAGCCGGCGGCCGCCGCGTACGAATACACCTGGGTCAAAGCGCTTGCTGGCGGGATGACGTTCGTGAAGAAGAACGAGGTCTTCGCACTGTTGACCAACACGCTCGCGGCCTGCATCAGTCGCGACAACCAGGCGGCCGGCGTCACCCTGCCGTAGGCGAGGCGACATGCACATCTTCGGTGTCGACGATTCCTCGGTCAACGCGGCGAACCTCAACTCGCTGCTCTCCGTCTACGATGCAGTCGTCTCGGCGAGCGTCGGGACAGCGAGCGGCGACGTTTATCCCACGATATCATCCGCGATTTCCGCCGGGCACCGGTCGATTGCCGTTGTCCCGGGAACATATACGGAAGACATTACGCTGTCTTCAGGAAATCAGATAATTGATGGAGTGGGACCGGTCATCGAGGGATGGACTGGCACAAAGGAAGTTAAGATCGTCGGTCAGATAACTATCTCGTCCTCAATTGCAGGCATCGAACTGCGACGTCTTCACATCCTTCCTCCATCTGGTAAATTCGCGATCTACCACAACTCTGCCGGGCGAGATTGCTACTACGAGAAGATCTACGCGTGGAACGGCGACTCGAATCATTTCGAGTTTAATACTCGATACGCCGACTTCACCATGCGCGATTGTCACAGCTACAACTGCGGAGCGAACGCATTCCGGATCAGCGACAACGTCGATGCCCACAGCACGCGCGGCACGTTCGACAATTGCCATGCCTACGGAGCTACCGGTAACGGATTCTTCATCGGCGGCAATGACGCAGACACCTCGCATTACAAGGAATTCGCGCTGATCAACTGCAAAGCGTTCGCCTGCGCGGAGAGCTACGGTCACGGGTTCCAGATCGGCAAGTATTTCCGCGGCGTGATCCTCGGCTGCGTATCTGCGGCGAATGTCGCGGGATCTGGGTTCTACTTCTGGGACCCAGGAACGACCGGTTACGCGCGGACGGTCGTGGCGTGCGTCGCGCGAGGGAACGGCCAGTACGGGTTCGCGAGGAGCGCGGCCGGCGGCGCGGCCGCTGGTGATGAGGCGTATGCCGGGTGCTACGCCGTGGCGAACAGCGCCGGCCAGTGGGCCAACTACGTCTCGACCCCGCCGACGTGCATCTGAGAGGTGGGAAATGGCAGACTACGTCGTCCAGTACAGCATCGCGACCGGCTACTTGATGGGCATGTGGCTGCGCACCACCTCCGACAACATCGCGACCGCGATCGCCGATGGCGAGCTTACCGTGGACAGCGTCGACGTCGTGATCGGATGGCCGGACGAGACTGCCGACATCGCGTTCGCCGTCTTGACCGACCCGGAGGTCGTGCTGACGACCTTGGAGCCAGCCGTCGCGATGGTCGAGATCATCGAAAGCGTTCCCGCCGACGTCATCGAGCGGACCGACTCCGGGCGGAACCCGGACTATGAATACGACAACCCGATCGAGGAGTAACCACCCATGGCTATCATGCTGATCAACAAGGATGAGCGGTTCGTCGGCAAGTCCAGCGGAGCCGAGTTCTACTACCGGCGCGCGACGATCGAGGACTATCGGCGCATCGTCAAGGAGAACACCCATCGCGGCGTCGAGGACCAGATGGGCATCGCCGTCGATCTCCTGAAGTTCTGCCTGCTCGGCTGGGACGGGACGATCGTTGATGCGGCCGGGAAGCCCGCGCCGTTCTCGGCCGAGGCCGTAGGCTATCTCCCGGGAAAGGTCATCCGCGAGTGGAGTGAAATCATCGGCGAGAACATCGCTGGCGAGAAGCCGGTGGACCCTACCAGAACCTCCGGCAGTACGTCCGAGCCGTAGCCGAGAACCAGAAGTTCGGATGCCATGAGTGCCGGAGGACATGCAGGGAGATCGATGATGATGTGCCGTGCGAACTCGAAGGCGGGGTGCTTGACGACGGCACTTGCCAGTGGGGGTTCCCAGCGCTGCTGCCAGAGAACGTCGCGGCGGTCGACCTCTTCGCGGACATCAACCTGCTTGGATGGGATGCGGCGACAGGATTGCGTGAGTGGGCGCTCGATCGCTCCCAGCGCGACGAGCTGCTGGCAAAGTTGAGAGTGCTCGCGGCGACAGTCAAGGAGATCGAGGCCGAGCGCCTGAAGGTGGTGAAGAGTGGCGGACACGATCCAACTACTCGTTGAGCTCGACGATCGGGGTACCCCGAAGGTACGCATCCTCTCCAACGAGCTGCCGAAGTTGGGCGATGAGTCCGAGCGTGCCAGCAAGAAGTGGCGACGCTCGTTCTCCGATATGTCTGGCGCCACCGACTCGCTGATCGGCAAGCTCAAGAGATTCTCGATGTCTCTGCCTGGCCTGTTCGGGGTCGCGACCGGGGCCGGTGTCGCTGCCGGACTCGCGGCTGCAGTCAAGTCGGGGGTCGCCCTCAGCGGTCGCATGGAAACGCTGCAGACGCAGTTCCGCGTGATCCAGGGTGATGCTACGAAGGCGAAGAAGACGTTCCAGGAGATCGTCGAGTTCTCGGCCTCGACGCCGTTTCAGATGCCGCAGGTCGCGGCGGCCGCGAAAACGCTACTGGCGTTCGGCCTTGAAGGCACGGAGAACTTGCGCATGGTCGGCGACGCGGCCGCAGCTGCCGGTCGCCCGATCGAAGAGATGGCCATGATCTTCGGCCGCATCAAGAGCGGCAACTTCGGCGAGGCGTTCATGCGGCTTGCCGAGACCGGCGTGGCCACGCGGCAAATGCTCGAAGCGCAAGGGCTCAAGTTCGATCGCGCTGGATCGTACAAGGGCTCGGTGGATGACGCGATGGCGGCCGTTGCCGAGATTGTGCGCACCAGGTTCGGCGGGATGATGGAAGAGGTCTCGAAGACCTGGGAGGGCACGGTCTCCAACTTCCAGGATAACTGGGGGTTGTTCCTTGCTGGTGTCGCTGAGCCGATCAAGGAGACGCTGCAGCCGGTTCTCAAGGGCCTGTCCGACTGGTTCGGCCGTCTCATCAGTAGCGGTGCGGCGCGGCAGATCGGCGAGGGACTGGCCGAAGGGATTCAGATCGCGATCACCGGCGTCGCGCGGTTCATCCATCTCGTGCAGAACATCGAGCCGTACGCACGATATGGGGTCTACCAGGTGCTCGGCGTCTACTATGGGTTCATGGGTGGGGTCAAAGAGGTGGTCAAGAGCATCTTCGCCAACTGGGAAGAGCTCGCGGTGTCGATGCTCCTTGCCTGGGAAGCGCTGATCGAGACGGAAATCAACCTACTGTGGATGATTCCCAAGGCGATCAAGGCGATGGTCGCGGACGCCGGGAATATCTTCGTGCTGCTCGGACAAGTCATGACCGGCGCGTTCACTGGCAACATGGCCCAGGTAGTATCGGCGATGGACCAGATGAATAGCGCGATGATCGCGCAGGGGTTCGACTTCGCGGCGGAGCTCGAAAACGCGATCTCCCCCACGTGGGCGGCGGTCGGATACGCATGGTCGGATCTGTTGTTCGAGCCGTTCCGGCGTGGCTTTGACGAGACCCGCAGGGGGTTCCAGGACCTCGCCGACGCTGCGCTCGCTGGCGTCCCAGAGTTCAGGCCACCGAGGTTTGGTAGTGGCGCTTCGGAGTCTCCTCCGTCGACGTTCGAGTTTATCCCGCAGCCGCGTGGCGAGGAGGGCGTCGGCCTCGCCCCTGGCGACGAGGAACAGCGCCGGCTGATCAACGAAGACCGCATGGCGCAAGAAGAGGAATTCGCGGCGTTCTACACTGGCCTTTGGGGCGGGGCATACGGCGAACTCCTCGACATGGGCACGGCGACCGTGCATGACCTCTTCCAGTCGGCATTGTGGGAGGCCGATAGTTGGGGAGAGGCGACGCACGAGATCTTCATGAACCTCAAGCAGTCGTTCACCAGCCTGATGATCGGCATGGCGGCTGATTGGGCGGCATCGAAGGTCAAGATGCTGGTCGCCGAGCGGCTGTTCAACAAGCAGAAGGCGGCGGTGGCGATTGCCGGGGCCACGGAACAAGCGGCGGCGACTGCAGCAGCCAACGCTTTCGCGCAGTCCGAACAGGGTTTCGCCGCTGGAGCGGCTACGGCGAAGTACCATCAAGCGTACGCCGCGCTTCCGTTCATCGGCCAGGGGCTCGCGGCGGCCTCGGTGACGGCGATGGTCGCGCAGATCCAGGCGACGAAGGCCGCAGCGCTGGCGTTCCGTACGGGCGGACTGATCGGCGGGTCCGGGGCAGGTTCCGAAGACGACCGCCTGATTCTCGCGTCGTCCGGCGAGTATGTGATGCAGCGCTCGGCCGCTGACAAGTATGGGACCGCCTTCCTGGACGCGATCAATCGCGGAGTCTACATGCCGCAGTCTGGCGGCAACGTGTCGTTCACCTTCCAGTTCAACGGTGGCAGCGACCGCGACCTCGAGCGGCAGATCGAGGACGAGGTTGTACCGATTCTCGAACGGCTGGCGGCACAGCGACGGCTCAGATTGGCGGTGGCCTGATGCTGTACGTCAACGGCAGCGCGATTGCCCCAGGCTCTGCGACCTTCGAGCGAGAGGACGTGCCGAATCAGGTGCGCAACGTGATGGCCGATGGAACTGTCCGCGTGCGCGAGGTCATGCCAGACGAGAACTACGTTACGTTTAACCTCCCTCGCGTATCGAACACTGCATACGGTACGCTACGAACGATCATCACCGACACGAAGAACTACGCCTCGACCGCGTTCACGGTCGTCGACGATCACGGCGAGTCGTTCACTGGCCGATTCTGGGATAAGTCGCTCAAGGCCACTCGCCGGCTCGGCCGGTACTGGTCGGTCTCGTTCAGGCTGAGGCTGTCATGATCACGATATCCGCGGCGAAGACGCACCGCTGGCGTGGGGACTACAACCCGCGTTGGTTCGTGCTGTTCATCGGCGCGGATACGGCGACGCCTGGCGACGTCGCGTTCACCACGCGAGAGATCACCGACCTTTCCAGCCGCACGGCCACCACGGTCATCAACAGCCGGCTCGCGGCAGATGGCCTGCGGGATATCGGCTACGCGGTTGATGAGAACCGCGTCGGTGGCGTGGCAAAATCCGGGAAGGCGCTGATCCAGATCAGTAGCTCGTCCGACTTCCTGGGCTGGCTCGAGTCGAACGATATCTTCCTGGACGGCCGCGAGGTACAGATCTACCACTGGGATCCAGCCGAGACGGACTACACGACCGCCGACCTCGTTTGGTCAGGCTTCGTCGAGGACGTCGAACTCGATGGAGACTGGATCGAGGTCCGCTGTGAGGACGGCCTGTCGCGCTTCGACCGGACGGCACCGCCGAGCGTCTACACCGACGACACCGGCGGCTCGGATTTCCAGGTCCGCGAGGAGCTCGTCGGCGAGCCGATCCCGATCGTCCTCGGTCGGGTGTCACGGGCGGCCGGCGTCACGCTGAGCGACGTGAGCGATGATGGTTCGGCCGATCGAGGGATGCTGATTCAGTTCTGCGATCCGCTGTTCTCCGGAACTCATGATATCCATGCGATCAACGACCTGGTCTTCGGAGACGACGGGCTGGTGTCGGCGTGCGGCGGCTACGCGAAGGTGAAGACGACGGCCGTACCAAGCCTATCTGACGTGAACGGGTTCACGCTCGACGCTGCGGCCGGCACTGCCTACTTCGACGACTATGGCGAGGAGTCGATCCACCTCTACATCGACATCCGGCCGGTGTCTGCGCTACGCCACTTCAACGCTGGGCGCGAAGGCGACAACCCGATCCATGCGGTCGACGGCAACGAGTCGTCCGCTGCGACGATCCTCCACGATGAGTTGGGCGTTGGGGCGCGCGCGTACGCGCTCGCGTATCAGCTCCCGAGAATCGGCCTGTCCGGAACGATCGAGCGATCCACCTACGCAACCGGGTTATTCGTCCTTCATCGTGTCGCGATTGGCCTGTATGACGGAACGGACTCGGCGTTCTACTACTACATCCGCGAGCCGACAGGCGCGGCGAGCTACGCGAACCTCGGAGATGACGAGCCGGCGAAGTGGTTCTCATACGGCAACGTCGAGGCAGTATTTGACTACTATTCGCCGGTAGACGTGAGCGCGGACGTCCAGCTATCGATCATTGACACCGGCGAGTGGACGTCTCGATTCGAGAACCTGACCGCGCTCAGCAAGCGCGCGCTTGTTTTCGGGATCTACGGATTCGACCTCGGCCAGGCGGCATACGCGCTGCTCTACGAATACGTCCTGCGCGCTTATTTCACGCTGGACTGGCCTGACTCCGGCTGGTACGCGGACGTCGAGGGGTATGAAGACGATGCGTCTGGCACGTACACCGGCAGCGCGAACAGCCTGATCGAGAACCCGGCGCACGTCGCTGCCTTCATGGCGGCGAAGTTCTCGAACGCCACGGCGACCGGCGTAGATATCTCTGGGCTGAAGTCCGTGGCAGCTGGCGCGCGCGCTGGATGGATCGTCGGCAAGCAGCTCGACGACCGACGCAGCATCCTCGACTACCTCGGCGAGCTCGGAGAACAGTCGCTCCTGTGGTTCTGGGTTGATCGGACGAATACCGTTCGTGGGTTCCCGATGACCGCACCTGTCGGCACCGAGCTCGTGACCGCGATCAACGCCAACGACGTTATCGGGGAGTTCAAGTCGGTCAAGCGCGCGAGCGCGCGCGAGGTCGCCACGAACTTCGTCATCCGGTACAAGTGGAACCCGGTCAGTGGGGGCTATGACAAGGCGCTCACTTGCTCGCCTACCGCGAGCAGCGACGGCCTGGGGACCACCTATGAGGCCATGTGCGCCGATGCGATGGATCGCTGGTGCGGCGGCCTGGCCAGGGACGCCGACGATATCGAACTCGATTGGGTTGAGGATGACGATACGGCGCTGGAGATCGCCAAGAAGCTGATCCGCAGGCGCACGACGCGGCCGTGGTTGATCGAGTTCAACGGCGACGTGGCATCAATCGTTTTCGAGGCCGGCGACGCGGTCAGGTTGAACTCAGACGACTGGATCGGGCGCGTCCCGTCCGGGGCTATCGACGCGACCTACCGGGTGACGAGTACGAAGTTGGACCCGCACAAGGCCGCTATCACTGTCAAGGCAACCGAGGTGTTGGAATGAGACGAGCAGTAGTCGGGATCATGATCGCGGTCATGGCCGCCATGGTGGCCGGGTCGAGCCGAACGACGTACGACGCGCGGACGTATCGGGGTGGCTCCGGCGGCGTGTCCGCTGGCGTTCGCGTCTCCGTGTCGCTGCCCGAAAACGGTGGCCTGCCGACCATC